CTGATGGGTATATCTGCGGCTTTTTTTGTATGCCGATAGGTTTTTTGAGAGGAGCGCGTTATGCGTAAAGTCCCTGTTGCGGGTAAGCCGCATATTTACAATGTGAAACGTGGTGGCGGGCGTGGAAAGGCGAATGCGAACCAAAGTCGCCGCTCCGGGTCTTGATTTGAAACATAATCCCATGCAATAGGTGTTTGAATGGCTAAACTTTGTGGGGCAAAGACCCGTTCGGGCGAGCCTTGCCGTTCCAAAGCGATGCCTAATGGCAGGTGCCGAATGCACGGCGGGACAAATAAAGGCGCGCCCAAAGGCAGCCAAGCCAAAGCGGGCGCGCTTTATTCCAATTACTACACGGACGATGAAAAGCTGCTGGCGGAGGAGTTGGAGCTTGAAAGTATTGATGCGGAGTTGCGGTTGTGCAAAATCCGTTTAAATCGGGCTTTGAAGTTGGAAGCGGAGCAGGAGGGCTTGGAGTTGGAGCGGATTGTAGAAACGCCTGCGCTGGTGGGTGGTGTGCCGATTACGGATGACCCTGATGTGCCGCCTGTGCAGCAGAAAACGTTTGTACGTAAGGATTATGAGCCGATTATCCAGCGGTTGCTTGGACGGATTGAATCGCTGACTTTGACGCGACAGAAGCTGATTAACGGCATGAAGTTGGATATTACCAGTTCGGACGGTTCTTTAATGCCTACGGTAATTGAATTGGTTGCAGCGGGCGATGATGAAAGTACAAATTAAGCTGCCGCCGAAAATCAAAACGGTTTTCAGGCTGCCGCGTGGGGCGTTGCGTTTTCGTGGGGCGTTTGGTGGGCGCGGTTCGGGCAAGTCGTTTAATTTTGCCAAGATGGCGGCAACATGGGGGTTTGTTGAGCCATTACGCTTTTTGTGTGTGCGCGAGTTTCAGAACTCCATCAAAGAATCGTTTTACGCAGAATTGAAAGCGGCAATTGCATCCGAGCCGTGGTTGGAAGCTGTCTATGATGTGGGCGTGGACTATATACGCGGCAAGAATGGTACGGAGTTTCTGTTTAAGGGGCTGCGCAACAATATTCAGTCGGTGAAATCGTTGGCGAAAATTGATGTGTGCGTCGTGGAAGAAGCGGAAGACATCTCGGAAGCGGCGTGGGAAGTGTTAGAACCAACCATTCGTGCGCCCAAGTCGGAAATTTGGGTAATTTGGAATCCAAAAACCGATGGCAGCGCAACAGATAAGCGTTTTCGCAAAAATCCGCCGCCGCGTTCGTGCATTGTGGAGATGAATTACGGCGATAATCCGTTTTTCCCCGATGTGTTAAACGAGCAACGGCTGCATCATCAAAAAACGCTAGACCCTGCCCGCTATGCGTGGATATGGGACGGCGCGTATTACGAACAGAGCGAGGCACAGGTATTCGCGGGCAAATACCGCGTGAAAGACTTTGAGCCGAAGCCCGATTGGAACGGCGCGTATTTCGGGCTGGATTTCGGTTTTGCCAAAGACCCAACGGCTGCCGTGCAGTGTTATGTCCACGACAACAGTTTATGGATATACCGCGAAGCGGGCGGCGTTGGTTTGGAGCTTGACGAGACCACAGGCTGCCTGAAAGCCGCCATGCCCGACATTGATAAGTACACTATCCGTGCGGACAGTGCGAGACCAGAAAGCATCAGTTATCTGCGGCGGCATGGTTTGCCGCGCATCGTGGGTGCCGTTAAGGGCAAGGGCAGCGTGGAGAGCGGCATTGAGTTTATTAAGGCGTTTGAAAACATATACATACACCCAAGCTGCAAGGAAACCATCAACGAGTTTGCCTTATACAGTTACAAGACCGACCGCTTGAGCGGTGATGTGCTTCCCGTGCTGGTGGATGCGTTCAACCATTACATTGACGCGCTGCGCTATGCGATTGAGCCGCTGATTAAGCAGTACAGCGAGCCTAAACGGGTAGATTTCCGCCTGTGATTCGGGCAGCCTGAAAGGAAGATTATGAGTATTTCGCAGAAAACCGCCGTCGTGGCCAAGATGCACGTTTACGGGGCGATGTTTGACGCGCTTTTGGGTGGCACGGAGACCATGCGGGCGGCGGGCAAAACCTATCTGCCGCAATGGGCGCAGGAAACCGATGCCGCCTATCGCGACCGCTTGGCAATGTCCACACTGCTCCCTGCCGTGAAAGAAACGGTTGGTAATATGGTCGGGCGCGTGTTTTACAAGGACTTGGATATAAGCCGTGTTTCAGGCAGCCTGCAACCCTATCTCCAAAACTTTGACCTGCAAAACAACGCATTGAATGTATTCTGCGCCGCTTGGTTCGCCGATGCCCTTACAAAGGGCGCAAGTTATGTGCTGGTGGATTACCCAGAAGGCGCGGGCAACATCACGCTGGCGGACGAAAAGCGGCTTGGGCTGCGCCCCTATGCGGTGCTGATAAAAAACAGCGACGTATTGGGCTTCCGCTACGAAATGCGCGGCGGGCGGGCGGTATGTACGCAGTTCCGATACCGGCAGGATATTACGGAGTACGAGGGCGAGTTTGGCGAGAAAACCGTAGAGCAAATCAATGTCCACGAAATCGGCATGGTGCGGCGATACCGCAAGAACGAGAAAGGCGAAACCATCCTGCACTCTGAAACGCCGCTGTTGAGAAACGGAGAACCGCTTGATGTTATCCCCGTGGTGGATTTGGTGCTGGATAGGACGGGTTTTTTCACAGGTCGCCCGCCGCTGTTGGAACTGGCCTACCTGAACATCAAACATTGGCAGAGCCAGTCCGACCAAGACAATATCACCCACTATGTGCGCGTGCCGCTGCTGCAATATCAAGGCAGCGTGGACATAGGCGACATTGCGGCTTCGGGCGGCAGCCTGATACACGTCGGCGAAAACGGTTCGCTGGGCTATGTGGAGCATTCAGGAGCGGCGATTGCGGCAGGCGTAAACGCATTGGACAAGCTGGAAAGCGATATGCAGATTGCCGGGGCGAAGCTGCTGACCCGAACCAAACTTGCCCTAACCGACACGCAGGCGCGAGATGAAGCGGGGCGTGAAGTGTCGCTGCTGCGGCACTATGCAAACCTGCTGGAAGATGCCATAGGGCGCGTGCTGGATTTAATGGCCGCGTGGATTGGCGAAAAGGACGGCGGCACGGTGGAGATTTC